TGAGCTGGCCGCGCTCATGCCCAGCAGCACGGCGATGTTGTGGCTCATGCCGCGCAGGCACTTCTTGCGCCCGGCCAGCACTTCGCGCACCAGGCTGTCGTGCACGCCGTGTTCGCGTGCCCACTGGGCAATGGTGATGCCCCGGTAGTCGAGCCAGGCGCGGGCCTCTTCTGGGGTGCGCTCGGTAGCGGTTTCAGCGGGCGCGGGCTGTGGGGCAGCAATGGCAAAGCCCAGGGGGCCGATGCCGCAAATGAGGGAGGGTGTCATGGCTGTGCTTTCAGTGGTTGGTTGCAGGCTCGGGCTTGAGGCCCAGCACGATGGCGCCGCGGTGCGCCTGGCCGTAGCGGCCTTTTTGCTTGCCGCGCAGCAGGTCCACCAGGGTGCTGCGGGGCACCTGGTGCTGGCGGGCCAGCTCGGTCACGGCCACGCCGTGATCTACCAGCCACTGGTGGGCGGTCTCGGGCGTCTGCGGGTATGGCAGGCGCGGGGGCAGCGGTGGGGCAGAGGTGCGTTTCATGGTCTTTGGCGTGTGGTAACTTGCGGTAAATTCACAAGAACAAATCAGAGACAAGTCATGCTTCAAAGTGGAAGAAGGACATAAGCAATGCAAAGCTGGATCAGCAGCATCAGCAGCGTGGTGATGCCCATCACGGCGGTGCTGGCCGTGGTGTTGGCGGGTATCAAGTTGTGGATGGAGATCAGGGCCAACGCGACGATGAGCAGCGACATGGCCACGCTCAAAAGCAGCTTTGTGGTGCGCAACTGGGCATCCCTGTTGGCGCTGGTCTGCGGTATGGCGGCCATGTTTTCGGTGGTGTTGGTGCCGCTGGCGCCGTCGTCGGTGTTGGTGGCTTTGATAGGTGCCGCCTGCACTGCTTGCGGTTTCGCCGGGGTGCTGGTGCTGGAAATTTCACGGGGGCTGACCGACCGGGTGGCCGCCGTACTGGCCGGGCGCAAGGGTGCTTCGGCCGCGAGCCCTTGAGCCAGCGCTTGCGCCACACGGGTGGCCTCTTTCAGGGCTGCGACGCGGGCCGCGTATTGGCTTGCATAGGTGCTCATTTTTTTGGGCCTTGGGGTTGGTAGTTCGGCGCTTGGTGCGTTGGCAAGGAGCGAAAAGTGACAGACGAAGAACGCGAGACCTTCATGCTGGAGACCGTGGAAGGCCTGATGTCCCTGGTGCAGGGGCTGGTGCTGGCGCTTGCCAAGCAGGGGGCGCTGGATACGGCGCAGTACGCCCGGCTCCTCCTGGAGCTGCGGGAGCGCCAGCAGTACGCGCCGGGCTCGTACCAGGACGTGCTGTTTCAGCGCATGCTGGGCATGCTGGTTGAAGGCGATCCTGATGTACTGGTACGACGTTGGGGTATGCGGCCTGTGCCCAGCGGGCCAACGCCACCCCCCGGCGATGCAGATAGTTGATGGCTTCTTGTCGGGTCATTTTTTTGGGCCTTGGGGTTGGTAGTTCGGCGCTTTGTGCGTTGGTATGGGGTGTATTGTGGTGCAACTTCTTTCACCTTGCAATAGGTGTTGGTGAAAAAAATGGATATTTCGACGCGGCTGCAAGAAGAGCGCAAACGGTTGGGCCTGACACAGGAAGCTGTGGCGGCTCAGCTCGGCGCCACGAAGCGGTCGGTGATCAACTGGGAAGGTGGCGCTGCGCTGCCTGGCGCAGAGGTGCTGGCGCGGTATGCAGCCGCAGGCGCAGACGTGCTCTACATCCTCACCGGCCAGCGCGCAGGCGGCGCATCAGCCCCGCCCCCGCCGCGTGCCGTGAGTGAGGGCGACCGCATCCTGCTGGACAACTTTCACGCCGCGCCAGCGCAGGTGCAGGCCGGGGTCAAGACGGCGCTTGGCGCGTTCGCGCCTGGGGGCAGCCCCCGGCGTGGCAAGCAGGACAAGGCGGCATGAGGCGGCCAATGACAGTCCACATTGAATAGGAGGTCTGCATGGAGCAGCAAGCACCCCACCACGATCCTGACGGCCCGCCCTGCACCGAAAGCAAGCTGCTGGCGCTGCACACGTCCACCGTGTGCCTGGCGCGGGCGCTGGTGCAAAGCGGCGCCCTGGACCGCAAGCTGTTTCAGGAGGAGCTGGCGCAGGGCCGCGCCTGGCTGGCGCAGTTTGACCAGTGCGGGCACAACGTGCAGTCGTTCGATGCGCTGCTTGAGATGCTGTGGGATGTGTGAGATGCGGCGATGAACAATGTTGTCAAACCCGCGCCGTGGTGGAATGATCGGCAACCCCCTCAGTTGCAACCAGGCCCCCCGGAGCCTCCCCCTATGGATCAGCGCGTTGCCAAACTCGAAGCTCTTGCAGAGCGAACCGACGGGCGCTTACACGCCATCGATAAGGACTTGGCCGTGTTGCGCGCAGAGGTCAAGACCAGCATTGCAGAGGCCAAGAACAGCATCATCGTGTGGGTGGTGGCGGCGGTGTTCCTGGCGCAGTTGCTGCCCGTGGTGGCTGCTTTGGTGAAGCACTATTTCCCGTAGCGCTCAAACAATGGCGCGCTCCATTTACTGATGTTCGCGCGCGCACGGCACAGTGCCGTGCATGAACAAATTTCGCACTGCCATTGCCGCGCTGGCCCTTTCTGCCACGGGCCTCGTGTACATCGCCCAGCGCGAGGGCTACAGCGAGCATGCCTACCCTGACCCGGTGCATGGCACCAAGGTGCCGACAGCAGGGTTCGGCTCCACGGGCGGCATCAAAATGGGCGACACGCTGCCGCCGGTGCGCGCGCTGGTGCGCCTGCGGGCCGATGCGGGGGAGCAGGAGGTGGCCCTCAAGCGCTGCTTTGGCAATGTGGCGCTGTTCCAGCATGAGTGGGATGCCTTTGTAGGCCTGGCCCACAACGCGGGCGCCACCACGGTCTGCAAGAACAACGCCCGCACGGGCCCCAGCACCATCGTGCAGCGCCTGCAGGCGGGTGACCACGCCGGGGCCTGCGAGGCCATCCTTCTCTACGACCGGGCTGGCCCGGTAGCAAAGCCGCAGGACCGCTGCAGCCACCCGGACAACCGTACATGCCGTGGCGTGTGGGCTGACCGTCAGCGTTTGCGGGCCATGTGCCTTGGGGAGCCCACGCCATGAGCGTGCGGCTGATCGCTGTGGGCGTGCTGATCTGTGCGGCCATTTTGGGGGTCAAGGCTTGGGAGTCGCGCCTCATCTCTAAGGGCGATGCGCGCGGCGCGGCCCGGGTGCAGCATGCCTGGGATACGCAAGAGCGCGATCGAAACGAGGCCACCGCCCGCGACAACGCCACCAAATTCCGCAACGCTGAAAGACTTGCCCATGAAGATGCCCAACGCGAGGCCGCGCGCCGTGCCCGTGATGCTGCTGCTGCCGCTGCTGTGCGCGGCCTGCGCGCCGAGGTTGCCCGCCTCAACAGCCGCCCCGATCCCTACCCGCCAGGAGATGCCGGCCTTGCCGCCTGCGCTGGCGAGGCCCGTGCCGCCCGAGAGCTTTTCAGTGAAAGCGCAGCAGCGTATTCAGAGCTGGCGGCAACGGCTGACGGACTCAGCAGCCAGGTAACCGGCCTGCAGGACTTTGCGCGCACTGTGTGCGGTGCGCGCACACCCACTATTGAGCGTGTCTCCCATGATTTTTGAATTGACGATGGCGAACCTGATTTCGCTCGCGGGCTTGTTCCTGGGCGCCTTGTGGGCGTTGCTCAAGGTGATTGCGCTGCAGGCGGAGAAGCGGTCGAACGAGAAGTTTGCCGCGTTGCAGGCGGCGATTGCCACCGTGGGTGTCGACATGCGGCGTGAGGCGGAGGCGGCGCGCCAGCTCGAAACCTCGTTTCTGCGCTTTCAGGCTGAGCTGCCGCGTGACTACGTGCGGCGCGATGACTTTGTGCAGGCCATCGGCAGCATCAGCACCCGTATCGACAACTTTGCCTTGCGCGTGGAGCGCGCGCTGGACAACCGCAATGGAGGCGCTTCGCAATGACCATCAACTATTCCGCCGCAGTGCTCAAAGCGCGCCGTGAGGCCATCCGGTGGCACCTGCTCGCGGCGGTTGACCTTTCGCGCCCTGTAGGAATCTACACCGAGGCTCTGTTGCCCATCGTCCAGTCCGTCTACCCGGACGCCACTCACCAGGAGATTCGGCGCGAGCTGGACTATTTGGAGGCCCGCGAGATGGTGGCCATCGCCCGGGACCCGGTGGACCGCTGGTTTGTGGACCTGACGCGCACGGGCATTGAGTTCGTGGAGTACACGATTGATGCGCAGCCGGGTGTGGCCCGGCCCCGCATTACGCAGGGGTGAGCCATGGCCCCTCGTAGCAAGGTGCATTCGCTGCCGCCCGAGCTCAAGGAGTGGCTTGATGCCGAGCTGGTCAGGCGCGGTTTTGGAGACTATGTGCAGCTGGCGGCCGACCTGAAGGCGCGCGGCGCCGATGTGTCGAAGTCGTCGCTGCAGCGCTATGGCTCGCCTTTCGAGCAGCGCATGGCGCAGCTCAAGATGGCCAGTGAACAGGCCCGTGCGTTGGTGGATGCGGCGCCCGATGACGAGGACAAGCTGGGCTCTGCCGTGGTGCGCATGACGCAGGAGAAGATTTTCACGCTGCTGATGGACTTGGAGATCGACGCCAAGGATGTGGACGTGAACAAGCTGTTCAAGAACGCGGCGGAGATCGGCAAGGCCAGCGTGACGCACAAGCGCTTCAGCATGGAGGCCCGGGCGGCTGCCAAGGAGGAGGCGCGCCGGGAACTGCTGGAGGAGCAGCGCGCCAAGCTCGATGCGCTGGGCAAGTCGGGCACGGTGCCGGCCGAGGTGCTGGCGCAGGTGATCAAGGCGGCGTATGACCTCTGAGCGTTTGCCCGTTGCCGCCACCACCGGCCCGGCGTTGCAGTTGTACCCGTATCAGCGCGCCTGGGTGCAGGATGAGTCGCGCTTCAAGATTGCGATGTTTGCGCGCCAGTGCGGAAAGACGTTTACGAGCACGCTGGAGCTGGCGCTGGATGTGGTGCGTGCCGAGGCCGAGGGGCGGCGCACGCGCTGGGTGATTCTTTCGCGCGGCGAGCGCCAGGCGCGCGAGGCGATGAATGAGGGCGTGAAGCTGCACCTGAGCGCCCTGCGGGCGGGTTTCAAGGAGTTTGAGACGGACTTCAGCGCCAGTGTGCGCGCGCTGGAGGTCGAACTGCCCGGCGGCAGCAAGATTACGGCGTTGCCTGCCAACCCGGATACGGCGCGGGGCTTCAGCGCCAATGTGCTGCTCGATGAGTTTGCGTTTCACCAGGATAGCCGGGCGATCTGGAAGGCGCTGTTCCCGGTGATCTCCAAGCCGGGGCTGAAGCTGCGCGTGATCAGCACGCCCAACGGCAAGGGCAACAAGTTTTATGAGCTGATGACGGGCAAGGATGATGGCTGGAGCCGCCACAGCACCAATATCCACCAGGCGGAGGCGCAGGGCTTGCCGCGCAACATTGAGGAGTTGCGCCGGGGCGCGGGCGATGAGGACCTGTGGCGCCAGGAGTTTGAGCTGGAGTGGCTGGACGAGGCCAGCGCCTGGCTTGGCTATGACCTGATTGGCGCCTGCGAGAACGAGATGGCGGGCGTGCCGGTGAACTACTGCGGTGGCCCTTGCTTTGTGGGCGTGGACATTGGCGCGCGCAATGACTTGTTTGTGATCTGGGTGCTGGAGCTGGTGGGCGATGTGTATTGGACGCGCGAGATTGTTGCGCGCAAGCGCATCAGCTTTGCCGAGCAGGCGGCGCTGCTCGATGAGGTGTTTGCCCGCTACCAGGTGGCACGGGTGTGCATGGACCAGACAGGCATGGGCGAGATGCCGGTGGAGGATGCCCAGCGCCGCCATGGCAGCACGCGGGTGGAGGGGGTGCTGTTTACCGGCCCCAACAAGCTGACGATGGCCACGCGGGGCAAGGAGGCGTTTGAGGACCGGCGCATTCGCATCCCCGCAGGCGATGTGGTGCTGCGCACCGACTTGCACAAGCTGCGCAAGGAGTCGGGCCCCACGGGTGCGCCGCGCTTTGTGGCCGAGAGCGACAGCGCGGGCCACGCGGACCGCACCTGGGCGTGTTTTTTGGCGGTGAATGCCACCGACAGCGCGCCCGCCCCTATCGAGTTCATGAGCGGCGGGCCGCGCGATAGCAGCCAGCCGCTGGGAGATTTCATTTATGGCTAAGCCCCCCCGCACCGCGCGCAGCGTTGTGCCCGCCGCGCCTGCGCGCTCCGAACTGGATTCGGAATTTGCCAACCGGTTGCGCGACCCGTTCGAGCAGCACTACATGGGGGTGCTGCGCACCAATGACCCGCTGCTGCTGGAGCGCGGCAATGGGGGCGTGGAGCTGTACCGCGACCTGCGTCGGGATGGCAAGGTGTTCTCGGGCCTGCAAAAGCGTCAGCTTGCGCTGGTAGGGAAGGCTTGGCAGGCTGAGCCACGCAACAAAAACAGCACCAAGGGGACGCAGGACGCGGAGACGCTGACGGCCATCCTCAAGGGCGTTGCGTTTGACCGCATGTGTGGTGAGCTGCTGGAGGCGTTGCTGGCGGGGTATGCGGTGGCCGAGATCGTCTGGACCATCAGCGATGGAATGGTGGTGCCTGCGCGCGTGATCAAGCGGGCTCAGCGGCGATTTGTCTACGTTCAGGACGACGAGAACAGTCCTGCGCGTCTGCACCTGCTGACGCGCGAGAACATGCTCAAAGGCATTCCGGTACCGGACCGCAAGTTCATCGTGCACCGCGTGAACCCCGAGGACGATAACCCCTATGGCACTGGCCTGGGGCTGCAGCTCTTCTGGCCGGTGTTCTTCAAGCGCAAGGGGATCGTGGCCTGGAACAAGCTGTGTGATCGCTTTGGATCGCCCACGCCCCACGGAAAGTATCCGCGCAACGCGGGCCCCAAGGAAAAGGGCACTCTGGCCGACGCGCTGCGCGCCATGTCCAACGACGGCTACTTGATGACGCCCGAGGGCATGGAGATTGCGCTTCTGGAGAGCAAGCTGTCCGGGAATGTCACCACGCAGCAGCAGTTGTGCGAGTACATGGACGATTGGATCAGCGAGGTGCTGACCGGCCAAGAGCCTGCGCGCTCTGGCGGTGGTGCACTGGCAGCCGCCAGCAAGGAGCGCAAGGATGTGCGCCAAGACCTGACACAGGCGGACAGCGATCTGCTCTCGGAAACCATCAACGAAACGCTGGTGGCCTGGATCTGTGAGTACAACGGCTTGGAGCCTTGCCATGTGTACCGCAACATCAAGGAGGAAGAGGACACCAAGACGCAGGCCGAGGGTGACAAGATCATCCACGACATGGGTTTTGAGCTGGATGAGAACACCGTCCGGGCCAAGTATGGAGAGGGCTGGAGCAAGCGCCTGGCCCCTGTAGCAGCCGCGCCCACCCAGGCGCAGGCAGTGCCCCCCGCGCCTGTGCCTGCCCTTGCAACGGCCAGTTTTGCCGAGGCGGGCGAGCCCGGCGCCGGGGGCGATGAGGTGGACGCCCTGATTGCCGCCGAGCTGGCGCAGTGGCGCCCGCTGCTGTCGCCCATGGTGCAGCCGCTGCAGGCGTTTTTGGAGTCGGCCGCGCAGCAGGGGCTGACGGCCGCGCAGGTGCTGGAGCGCCTGCCCGATCTGCTGGCCCGCATGGACGATGGGGCGCTGACGGCCGCGCTGACGCGCACCGCTTTTGCTGCGCGCGCGGGTTTTGAGGCAGGTTTTGACCAGGCGGATGCATGAGCGCTGCGTCTGACTTCGCGCGCCTGCAGCGCCTGCCACCGGCCGAGGCCATGGCCTTCATGGATGGCCGCCAGCTCAGCGCCGAAACCTACCACTGGCATGACCTGTGGCGCGAGGAGCACCAGCGCGCCTTCACCGTCAGTCGCCTGGCACGGGGCGACTTGCTTGAGGCCCTGCAGACGAGCCTGGCCAAGTCGGTGGCGGGAGATCTATCGCGTCGCGACTGGATCAAAAGCACCGAGCAATTGCTCAAAAACGCCGGCTGGTGGGGCACCACCGAGGTCACCGACCCGCGCACGGGCGAGTTGCTCAAGACCCGCTTCAATCACGCCCGGCTGCAGCTGATTTTTGATACCAACGTGCGCCAGGCAGCTGCGGCCGGCCAGTGGCAGCGCATGCTGCGCAATCAGCGCACCCACCCCTTTGCGCGCTATGTGGCCATGGACGATGACCGCACCCGCCCGCAGCACCGCTCCTGGCACAACGTCACACTGCCGCTGGATGACCCGTGGTGGTCTACCCACCGCCCACCCAACGGCTACCGCTGCCGCTGCCGGATGATCGGCGTCACCCAGCGCGAATACGACCAGGGCGAGGTGCTGGACCGCCCTGGCGCAGAAACCGACCGCAAGGCGCCTATCGTGCGCGCGCCCATGGCCAAGACAGCGCCGCCCGAGGCCTTGCGCGATTGGCGCAACCCCGCCACCGGGGCCATCGAAAAGATTCCCGATGGTATCGACCCCGGTTTTGACTACAACCCCGGCAACACCGGCCGCAGCCAGGCTTTTGAGGCCATGGTGCAGGCCAAGCTGGCAAGGATGTTGCCTGCAGTGGCCGAAGCTGCCAGCACTGCCGGCGTGCTGCCCCCCAGGGTGGCAAAGGAGGTTCCTGGCCAGGACAACTGGGTAACACTGGGCCTGACTGATCTACGAGACATGCCGCCTTCAATGGCCGCGCCCAACCTGCTTGCTCCTGGTGCCACTGTGCAAGACGCGGTGCAGGTGCTGCGCGAGGCGCTGGACGTGCCGACAAACGGCGCGCGCTTCGTGGAGACCCCCACCGGACTGGTCGCGATCTTCGACAAGCTGCTGTCTCACGTGGTCGAGAAGCGCCTTGACAGGCGCGAGCGCTTCGGCTCTTTCGTGCTGCCGACGCTACAGCAGCCCGACGAGGTTTGGGAGACCGCGTACGACGACGCCACCACGCGGCGGCGGTTCATCAAGCTTTTTTCGGATTCGAAGTACGACCTGCTGGTGATCGTACGCGAAGGGCCGGACGGTGCCGTTCTGTGGAACGTCTTGAACCGGGAACGCAAGGCCATGAACACCATGCGCACCGGCCGGCTGGTGCATAGCCATGGAAGAAAGGCCGGGGACGATGTTGGGTAGACCACAGGGGATCGAGCTCCCGCACCTGTCCGGACAGTGGGGTCGGTTTTCAGGCGGCTATAGGCCCGGCGCCAGCCGCTTTCGCTCCCTGTGGTCTGCGTTCATTTTACGGGAGAGCCCTCCATGCTGACCATCACCGTTGACGACAGCGCCTTTCGCACCTACCTGGAGCAGTTGCAAAAAGACCTGGGCGATCTGTACCCAGTCATGGATTCCATCGGCAACGCCATGGAAACCCGCGTGCGCCAGCGCTTTCAAACCCGCACAGACCCCCAGGGCCAGCCCTGGTCACCATGGCGCGAAAGCACCCAGGAAGGCTACCCCTTTCCAGGCTCACCCGCAGCCGCCGTCGAAGGCCCTGGAAACGGGCGTTTGCTTGACCGCTACGGCACCATGCTCAATTTTCTGTCCTACACCGCCAACAGCACCAGCGTGCGCATCGGCTTCGCCAGCGAACACGCTGCGTACCACGAATGGGGCACCGTGAACATGGACCGCCGTGGAATGCTCACGGCCGACCCTGACGCCGGAACACTGGGACAAGCTGACGAAGCTGCAGTTCTGGACATCGTGGCGGGCTGGCTGGATGACCTAGCGGCTTAGACTTACCCCACTGCCTTTTTGCAACCTCATATGCCACAAGCCTTGTCTGTCAAATCCTTGCCCCTCGAAATTCTGAACGAGTTGCGACAGCGATTGCTCTCCACCGGGTTCGGGCAGTACGAGGAGCACGCTGATT